CAAGTGGGCATTTCTTAATGAAGTGCCCATGCGTCTCGTTATGACTTCGGCGGGTGTCAAAGGGTTTGTGGCGGTTCGCCACCCCAATGATCTGCCACGGCTTAAGAAGCTTATATATGCTGCAGTTGAGTCAACTGTAGCGTACGAGTTTCATTGCCGTTCTGTCGTCACTACGCACAATCGTCGTACTTCGCAGCAAGAAGGAGGTCCAATTGGCATTCCCTAGTTCAACTTATGTCGTTACTGTTAAAGTACGACGTAATAATGCCCTCGAGCGCGCAATTCCAATAAAAGGTATAATGAACTTTTTTGAGGAACGCGGGCATCGAGACATAGACGTACGAATCAGCGATTCTTACGTCTCTAAGGAGCCCACTGATTACCAAGACACCTTAGACCAGAAAGAGCAGGCTATCAAATTCCTTGGTAAGCCGACTCTTACTGTAAGGGCGAGGTAACAGTATGGATAAACCTAAAGCTGCGTTGAGGGTGATCACTTATATGGTCATTCTCGCGTTGAGATACCTATGTCGATCACGAAACGACGGCCGTCCAAAACGGTAAAGCTCTGCACGTTTACAAACGGCGGCGGAATAGCTTCCGCTGCAAGTTTTCAAGCGTCAGAGCAAGTACTTACCTATGAGGACGGTCCGAAATATTCGACCGACGGTAGGCTGAACTGGAAACTATGTACCCACCAAAAGGGTAATCAAGTTTCTGGGAAGATAGCTACCACAATTGGATACTCTAGCATATGGGGAAAATGGTGGACATTCGGGTGCGATATCGCATCGCCGACGTACATAAGTGTTCCTTCCTCAACGTCTGAGCAAGCTGCTCAACGTGAGGCATGGGACAAATATTGGGCGTCGCTCGATTTGAATTGTCGCAACCGCGTCCTAGCATATTCTGCCGTAGCTGAGTTAATTCCTATGTTGGGAGCTGCCTTTAAGGTGACCCGAACGTTAAATCGTATCGGTCAGTGGGCGAGACGACTTAGGCATAAGCCTTTCATCGAAGTTATAAAAGCTGCTATTTCTGCAGATTTTATTAATCGATTTGTCATCCAACCTACCATTGCAGATATGAATATGCTGCGTGACGCGCACTGTTATGTTCTAAGAGTGCTCGAAACCGCACATACTCGTAATGCTATGCCTTATCAGTTCTCCAGTTCGGGGTTTTCTGGTGCTAAGGATAGCCAGCTAACGCAGGCTTATTCCTATAAGTACCTAAACTACAACTGGACTCGAGTCGACTGCAAAGGGATGCGTTTTGGAGGCGTCGAGTCGACGCTTCACATCCTTTCTAAAGTGTATTATGACGTCCATACAGTTAAGCCAATTAAATTGTGGCTTGCTCGTACCGGGCTATCCACACCGCTTGATGCGGCGTGGGACTTAATACCCTTTAGCTTTGTGGCCGACTACTTCTTCCGGATAGGCGACTTTATTGAGAAAGCGTCGACTGACGCTACTTCTCAAGATGGTCTGAAAGGTCAAGTAGGACAAATATACGGCGCCTGGTTCTGCCAAAAGGCAGGACAATGGAGCCTATACACGCCTACTTCAGGGATCATTTATGAGGGCTTCCCTATGAGCGATGTAACATCAACGCTCGGAGGGCAGCTATTCACAAAGGATCTAACCTTTAAGCGTTTTCACGCGCCTCTCCTCGGAGAATCAAGGTTCTGGGATAGTCCGTTACTAAACGCAAACGGCCTAACCTCCACCCAAAAGCGGACCCTTGCGCAACTGGCTATACAGCTAGCTACCTAGGTTCCTAATGATCAACCTTAATTGGAGATTGCTTCATGGCAACACAAACCCTAGTCCTTCCGGACGCTGGC